CTTTTACAATATTACCCATCGGAGTATCCAGTATCTGTGCCTTACCCACAACATCATTTCCCTTCCAAGAAAGTTCTGTGATCTTGTGAGATACTTTATCCAAGTTAACAGTTGGTCCATCAGGGTGATTTAACTCACCCACCGCTCTGTTCTTGGAAACTTGTTCTGAAACATATTTATCTACAGCCTTTTCCATAATAGGCTTTGGGTAGACACGTCCGTTTCTATTCTTAGATTCAGCTTGCATGAAGACACCCTCAATCACATGTGATTTAGATCCATCTTCTTTTTTCTCTACGATGCACTGAACATTTGTTTCAGTGTATTCTGTGATAAGCTTCATCTGGTTAACCTTTATATTGCTTGACAAACTCTTTAGCCATCTTCTCAGCTTCTTTCTGAGATTTATAACTATCTAGTCTATCACCATCGATGTACACAACAAAACCATTTTTTTCCTTAGTGATCTTTACAGGAATACGATCAATCTTAGTATCTAAGATTGTGTTCCCAGAAGGCTTTCTTCCTGCAAGTTCTCTAATATCTTTAAATGTTTTTGTCATGTTCTTTATTTTTCTTTTATTTATACTAAAAAGATTTTTGGTATACTATTGTTCTTCTTCATCTTCTTCTGTATCATCTTCTAGCTCATCTAATGCGGCTTCAACTTCTTCCTCTGAAGGATCATCATCATCTAACTCAGCTTCTGCACCATTGAACATCTGATCTGCTACTGCAACCTTTTCTTGGTCAAGCGCATCAGACATTTTGTTTGCTAAAAGTTCGTGAAATGTTGGCGCAGCTTTAGAAAAATCTTTATCTACAACAGCATCAATAAAATCGTGTAGTTTTGTGTCTGGACTCATTTGCGGTTCACTCATTGGTCTTCATCCTCATCATTGTTTATTTCTCCAGCTTGCGTTTCTTTTGCAATCTGATCTTTCATTTGTTTCATACCATCATCATCTAACATCAAAATGTTTTTCATGACATACTCTTTAGAGAAGAACTCTCCGACATACTGTTGTACTTGATCAAGAGTTTGCAATCTGTTTGCAAGTAACTCAGCATCCTTAAGTTCCGTAAAATGGTTATCCCTTATATAGTCAATCGAAACGTCATTCTTCCACTGATCCCAATCTTCTTCAGTAATCAAACCTTTCATGATTAACTGTTTCTTAAGGATCTCTGTGAATAGCATTCCAAATCTATTACGAAGTCTATCAACAAATACATTCAGTGAACGGTATAATCTCTTTTGAAAGTAGATAATATCATCAATCTGCCCAAGGTTTTCACCACCAGGCAATGTAGAAATCTCTGTACCTCTGCCACCTTCTCTACGTGGCAACCAAAAGTCTTCAAGCATTGACATGTGCTTACGATCATCTCTGATCTTACCTGTGTCAGCATCATAGACAAGTTTGTTGCGATAACGTGCCATGATATCTTTCATGTACGTTTCTGCCTTACCTCTTGGTAAGTTGCCAACATCAATGTAGAAGATGCGTCTCTCAGGTGCTCTAGCTAGTCTGTAAATAACTAGCGAGTCTTCCATCATACGCAACTGGTTAATCGGTTTCAGTGCTTTATGTAAGTGAGAAACGACACGCTTACGGTCAACATCCAAAAGACCTGATGTGACATAACTAACAGAGTCTGTAGAAAGCTTTACACCCTGATTAGTACCGCCCGGTTTCTCCTGATAGATGTAGAACTCATTGACATTATCAATAAGACTTGCACCAGTTACAGGATCTTTTTTCTTCTTTACTTCTTTTACTTTACGAATCTTTGTTGCATCAACAGGTCTGATCTCTTGAATACCTAGCTTTAGGTTCTTCTCATCAACAACCAAGTGATGATAGATACGACCATCGACATACCAACGTCTGAATATATCATGACCTAAATCGTTAAAGTTTAGCATCGAAACAACGTTTTCGAATTCTTCATTGATTTGTTTCTTGAGTGACTCGCTTAGACCCTCAACTTTATCCATAGTCAAGGATATTGAGCTTTCGCCTTCACCTGAAATAACAGATTCGTTTACAATATCCTCAATGGCTGCGTCTACCTCAGGATGAGTGGCAACTGCACGATATTGTCTAATGTTCTGTAAGTTATCTTTAGCGTGATCTTCACCACCAAGGTTTACGTAAGTACCATAATGAGCACCTGCAGCAGTAACGTATCCTGCACCATCCTGATCTGTGGGTGGCACAATAGATTGTAGCTTCTCTTGAGAAGTATCTTTTTTACGTTTTATTTCAAAACCAAATAATGTAACGCCGTTGTTCTCAGCCATATTAAATCCTAATATTAGAGGTAGGTGGGCCACCACAGCCCACCTTAACTTTTATTTATACTACTTTAAGAAGTAGTCGCTGCTTCCCAATATTGCATTTGGAATTCAACAGTGAACCTTTCAATCTCATTTTCTGAAGCATAGTTCAGATCGATTGCGGATACTGCTGTTGGGAAACACCCACGAAAGTTATAAGTCTTTAATGTAGAACCATCTTTGTCGATTTGATCAACAACAAGGTCTGCTTCGTAATCTACAGGGTTTGTTAAACCAGTATTTGCACTATGTGCATTCATACCGTTCATCCAACGTTCCATAGCGTTACGAACATTAAAGTCTGTATCGTTAATAATAGTAGGTGACCATGTTTCGAATGTACGGTCTCCTGCCATCTTTAACTGTCTACCACGAAATGGTACAATGATTGTACCCATAGTGGAAGCAGGAAGTTGTGCTGCTTCACACAAGAAAGATGTAAGTTCTACATCTCCGTTTGCATAGCCCGGAAAGTTAATCGTAGCTTTGAAGAGATTTGGTCTCGCTCCACCGCCACGTAACTTGGCTTTAAAATCATCTACGCCTAGTACTGCCATTTTCTATCTCCCCTTTATACCGATAGTCCGGCGACTTCTTCAAAGTCAACGCCAGATCTTACAGCTACAAAGTTAAGAGTGATGTAGTTGATAGAACGTGCTGGCTTAATGAAGATGTTCGCAATAAACTCGTTTCTATCTATTACTGCAGAAGTATTGTTTGTTTCATCGCATACAACCCTAAAGTCTGTGATACCTCTACGTCCTTTGATCTCTCTCAGGAAAGGCTCTACGATATTAACGAACTCCGCTCTTGTGAACTCATCATTGAGTTCGAACAAAGTGTTTCTTGCTGCTAGTGCAATCGCTCTTTCGACAACGTTAAACAACCTACGAACATTGACACGATCAAATGCTGATGGTCTGTTCATGTGTGTTTTGTCACCATACAATAAGATACCTTGACCCGGTAAGTTAGCAATCGGGTTGATACCTGCCTTATATAGCGTGTCTCTTTGAGTTTTAGTTGGAGTATAAGCTAGGCTTGTTACGCCCAAGTATTGACCTCTACGTGAACCTGCAGGTGAGAACCATGGTGCAGAGTTTGCATCTGAAGCTGCCATGATACCTGCTGTTTGACCTGCTGCAGGTGTATGGATGTACTTGTCGTTATATTTGTCGTATACTTTTAACCAGTTGTTATCGACAAAGGCATATGAACTGTATGTATATGCGCCTACGTCTGTAACGGTTGCGGCTACTGGATCTGCATTACCCACAACTGAGACTGATGCAGGTGATGTTACAACAACACAATCTTTACGAGTTGTACCTGCTGTTACAATAAGATCATCAACCAATGTATCCTGATCTCCTGCAACCACTTGTCCTGGTGCAATCAGGAAGTCCACTTCGATAGTGTCCTTATCTTCAAACTGATTAAATCCTGCTAGATATGCAGAAGTTGGTGCTGCAGTGCCATCATCCCCATCACCCAAAGACATTGAACCTGTGCTATCTACGTGTGTAGTAGCATATATCCACTCAGATTGTCTGTTGATGACATTCTTCATGTAGTTAGAAGTACCGTCTGCTTTGATAGCATCTGTAGCACTTGATACGAATGGATATCTCTCTAGAACAGTTCCTGCTGTTCCTGTGATTGTGCCATCTTCGTCAAGAACAAGAACGTGGCGTTCATTTCCTGCAGGAGTTGCGTCAAACTGTGCTTTGTACGCAGCGCCCCAAGATGTCCAGTTGGAATCGTTTGTCCAAACAACTTGAAGTGAGTTGCCAAGAGCACCTGCATTTCTTGCATAAAATGTGCCTGTAAGACCTGTAGCGTTATCAAATGCTGTGTCGTTTTTGATCAGATGTGTGGCATCTGAATCAGCAGCGTTCAGTGCGTCTGAGTCTGCTACACGAACTACTTGTAAAGCATTTGAGAATTTTAAAAAACCTGCCGCAGTGTGAAAATCTACGGTATGTGCATCATCAGGAGCACCGAAGGTAGCGGCAAGACTTGCTTCATTGTCTATTAGTACTGCCTCTTCGATTGGCCCCCAACGAAATTTCCCTGCAAAAGCGCCAGTAGTTGTCTGTACATTAGGCACACCGCCTGTAAGATCAACTTCCTTAACGACAATCGCTGGGGATTCTGATGGAGCAAATATTGCCATGACTGTTTCCTTTTCCAGTAATCGAATTATATGTTTTCATTATACGGTTATATTCAATCACTTGTATTTATAATAAATTAAAACTCGATGTTCCATTGCCAATCTTTGTTAACTTTCCATCCTTTCATCTTGTCACCTTCAAGGACAGCTTCATCAAACTTATCTTCTTCATTATGATCTTCTATAAATCCAAATGGTGTTATGTCATTTTCGATTTCTTTCATACGTTGCTCGAACATCATTTCTTTTAGATTAACGTCAGTAAGCTCTTCAAAGTTATTACCAACAGCAAAGTATCCGAACATCACAAGATTCATCATCAAATCATCATGATTTCCTTCTGATGCTTCGAAGGAAACTCCCTTCGCAACAAAAGTAGACATTTCTGTGATTGTTTGTGGATCAACTATATTCAACTTACCGTTTTCTATAATGTCCTTTATAGCAGAACAACCAATACGTTTGACTTTTCTGTTCATCTCCACACCAATACGGTCTGCCTTAATAGCAGATTCCATATGAAGGTTTTCGTACTCTAAGTCTTGATATAAACCGTTAGTGACTAGTGTTCCCTGATCATTTGATTCAATGATAACATATGCTTCATTGTACAAAGTTGCGTACTTATATATAATGTTAGGGTAGAGTATTGGAGAGATAGTATTATTGCGATAAACAGCAACCTGCTTAAAAGGTCTTTGGCTAATATCGATCACATTAAATGTAGAATAGTCCTGTCCTCTACCCTTCGAAACATCTACTGTCATCACATAGTTATGTTTTTTATTTGGCGGTTCATATACAAGAAGATCTCCCCCCTCTAATACTTCCACATGAGGGGTTGCTTGTTGTTCTAAAAGAACATGTGCTGCAATAAGAGTATCTCCTGTGCCAAAGAAAGTGTTACCAAACTCTTGATCAAACTGCAACTGAGAAGTGTTTGATATAGTCTTTGCTTTCCATTCATCATCACGACCGGGGACATCCCACCAATCAACTCTGAAAGGTATGAACTCATTCACCTTTTGCATTGCACCTTCCCACAACTTGTGGTACATGTTACCGATACCATTTGCTGTAGAGGTGATAATAATTTGAGTATCTTTACCAGATGATACAACAGGATAAGTTGAAGTATAGAAGTCAGCCGCTTTCTCAACAAATGCGAACTCATCCAAGTACAGAAGGTTTACTGACATACCACGAATAGAAGAGCCTGATGTAGCAGCAGAAACAATACGACTGTTATTACTAAACTCAATACTTCTTTTGTTAAGAGCTTTACATCCAGGTTGTAAAAAGAATGGCAGATTCTCTAGCATCAAATGAATACGACCCAACATCTCCTGTGCAGTAGCGCCTTTGTTTGCTAGGATTGCAATAGTTTTTTCAGGACTAAACAGTGCATACCAAAGAAGATATGCAACAGAAGAAATAGATTTTCCTGACTGTCTACAAGCAAGCACAATGCTAAACCTGTTTTCCATAAAATGGTCAAACATTTTTTGCTGATATGGGTAAAGTTCGAAGTTGACAAGACCCCTATCAAGGTGTATAATTTTACAATAGTTCTTAGCAAAATAGCTAGGATCTTTCATACACCTTGCGTATTCTTGAAACTCTTTCTTAGTATATTGTTGCTGAACCCCATCACGTTTAACGTTAGGGTTACCCATGTAGGTATCATTTATCTGAGGTATAGTCACTTATATCTACCACGTTACCTTGTTCATCATCACTGTCTTCTGACAAAAGCATTCTCTGCAAATCACTTGTAGAGCCTACAAATAGATTGTTTGTTGTATTTTGAGGAAGTTCTTTTGGAGCTTCTTCTTTATGATACTCCTTTTTCTTCTTATGAAGATCTAGAAGATTACCATTAACGTCTGCCATGTTTTTCATCATGCCTGATAGAACTTCAAATGCACGTGGATGTTCAGTAGCACGTGCCACTTCCATCATTTCTTCAAGTGCTTCAGAACCCTTGACCAACAAGTCGTAATAAGTTTTCCTAGCAAACTCAAAGTCGTTGTCTACATTTTTAGTTTCTTCTGTCATCGATCAAAACGGAGCCTCAAAATCAAAAGTTTCATTAAATCCATAATCGCTATCTGCAGATGCCAAAGCAGGGTTTGTTGTCACAGATATTTTTCCAATCTGAACATCTGAATCTGCTAACCCACCACCTATCTCATTCACATTATTTATAGAAGTTCTAATGATGCCAACCTCATTGATTCCACCGTAGAAGTTTACTCTCATATCAAAAGAGAGTGTGTATATAATAGTTCTACGTGCTTCTAATGTTCCCTCATAATCGTCATTAAAATCTACACCTGTTAAAGTTATTGGAGTGTCTTCAGTGATATTAGGATAGTCGGCAAAAGGTTTAATTGTTAAACTATACTGTGGATTGAATGTTGGTAAGATCTGTTCAACAATCTGCAAAGCATCATCCTGAGTTTTTGCATAGATACTTAACTGAAATCCGATATTATAAGGAACAAAACTATAGAACTTGTTTCTTAGATTAGATGTGCTACCTGATTGGGTAAAGTTGTTCATCTTCTGAAGTTGTCTCTGAGCATCGTATTGAATACCAGTAATCTCAAAAGACATTCTAGGAAGCTTGATGGCAACTTTAGTATCGGTATCAAGATCAGGATTTTCCCTGATACGTTCAAGAAACTTTCTCTGTGGACCATAAGACAATGGAACTTTTACTTGACTTATTACTTGGTTTGAGCTATTTTTACGTAGCACATAAAGGTTATTGAACAGTGTGCCAAATACGGCTACACTTTTTCTTATCCTTTGATGATAGAAATGTGTTCCAAACATAGTTAACCTTTATATATTTCCTGAAGATGATCTTCAAACTGTTCCACCTTGGATAATCTATTAGGCCAAAGGATATAATCCTTTTCTGGATTTGCCTTAAGATTATTAAGAAGAGGTACAATGGCATTGTATAAGTTATTTAGCCGCTCTTCTGCAGACGATGCTGTGGCAGATACTTTCTGTACTGCCTCTAGTTCATCTTCATCAACGGCTGTAAATCCAAAATCAAACATATCACTCATCAGTTATTCTCCGGGTCACCAAATGGGTTGTTCTCAGAGAAGTCTAAGAAGTCTGCACCGATTGTACTAAAGTCTGTGTTCTGTTCATTCTGACTAATCTGATTATCTTCTGCTACTGCAGAAACTGTTGCAGTAGCCAGTGTTCCTCCCAAGTCTAAAGAAGTTGTACCAGTAACAAATCTATTGGCAACAAACTCATGATAGTTTCCATCATTTGCGCCGATATGAATAAGCTTAAGAACATTATCTGAGTCTGAGAATGCAGCAACTTCCCCTGACATGATAACTCCTGAGGATAGTGTCTGATTTACAGTTTCCCCTACTGTAAAGCCACCCCCTGCACTGTCAAGGGTAAGTAAGTACTCATATGCATAAGACCGTTCAATGCCATCAATAGCATCAATATTTGTATCAAAGTCTTCATCACTGTATTCAAACTTCTCACATCTAAGTTTATATGTTGCTAAGTTACTTAGCTGATAGAATGGTTGTTCGTGCTCTACTGCCATAATCTGAAACATAGAGTTAGACAACGGTAAGTATACTAGATCACCTTCTCTAGGTCTAGTGCTATTAATCTCATTATCAAAACGATTTATGGTTGTTGTCCATCTACGTCTTGCCACAACAAACGTTGCCTGATCCCTGATCTCTACGCCAAACTTTGTGAATAGATCTCCTTCCCCATCAAACCCTTCTGTATTCTCAATATACATTTCCACTTTATAAGATGAGTTAAACCTTGAAGGAACATCGTCTCCAAAAATCCTATCTTCATTTACAATATCTCTTGGAAGATAGTACACATCTTGACCAAACATCTTTAAGGACTCTATGACAATATCTTCATAGAGGTTCTGTTCTGAGTGTACTTTTTGACTGAAGTATAGATTAGTTGCCATGTTAGCCTACAAAGAAATCTGCAGGAAGTTCATGTTCCAAACGGATTCTCTCTCTTAATCTTTCGATATCTTGTAACGCATCTTCATAGATTTGTCTACCGTTTATTGTGACCCCTCCAGGCATCTGCATTCCTTCAAACTTGATAAGGTTTGCCCCCCACTGATGTTTGATAAGTGCTGTAGTATATTCTTTTAACCACAAGTCATTCCATACTGCTGTGTGAGTAGCACCATCAATAACACTATAGACTTCTGCTACAATATATTCACCTTCTTTGATATCGCCATCATCAAAGTTACCATGAATATATAAGCGGTTTTGTTTCCTTACATACTCTACCTGTGGAGTTCCATTTAATCTCATATCAAGTAGAGAAAGATATTGTTGTACTTGCTCATAGTATGCAAGATCTCCAACATAAGAACCCATGTTGGCTATATCGTTCATATGCATTTGGTATTTGACACTAAACATGTTACGTGAGAACAAACCTTGCTCTAACTTAAATAGTTTGGTGACTTGTTGAACATCAGAGGATATAGGAACATACTTATTAGTAATATCATCTGCAGTCAAGAGGTGTTGAATATATCCTCTATATGTGGCTTCTGAATGAAACTCCCTGAAATACTGTAGAGCCTCATCTACACGATCTTCTATCTGATCTTCATCCACGTTGATTTCGATGACAGGATCACCTAGTCTGCGTAAGCAGTAATCTATTAAGCCTTGTCTTGAACTAGGGTTAGCCATGTTTTGTTCCTATTTTAACAGTATTTATATTAGTTCAAAAGAGTTCCAGATGCATCGTAAACATCAATACGATAGTGTGAACCATGCTGCCCATCAAGTAAATCAGCGTCCATACCTTTACCTGCACCCCCAAAGTATGCATGTAGTTCACTTGAGTCTATACTAAAAGTTCTACTTGCTGCAATAGTACCCCCACCTGCTAAACCAGTACCTGCTGTTAATGTTACATTAGTATGGTTGATATGTTCGTTGCCCACGAAACCTGACAAGTTGTCATGAACAATCTGACCATCATTGGTTGATATAGCGCCAGTACTGTTATTGTAGCTAATACCTGTACTACCACTCACTGCAGTTCTTGTCAATTCTTGTGTATAGACAGGCTGTACAAATGAACCACCATCTGCAGTGTTGATTGTTAATGCACCTGCAGCAGAGTCAAATGATGTTGAACTAACACCTGCCACTGAAACTGTACCTATACTATCAACCAATCCTTGAGAGTTCACAGTTATTATTGGAACCAAAGAAGCAGATCCAAATGTTCCTGTGGTTCCAAGTGCAGATGCTCTAGAGACAAGTGTTCCTGATGTTGGTAATGTTACACCTGTTGTTCCTGTAGTTGTTAAAGTAACAGCATGCCCACCACTTGTGATCAGATTACCTGCTAGTGTCAGATCTCCTGTAAGGCTAATGGTCCTATTGGCATTATTAATATCAAGCGTAAGAGTTCTGTCTGCTGTTAGTGCAGGGCTTGCGTTATTAGATACGATAAGAGTTTCATAATCTGTGGTAGTAACATCTCTAAGACCAAAGGTAGTAATATCATTAATAGATAAAGGACCATTGATATCAGCGCCATTTATCGTAGGGCTAGTTAATGTCTTATTAGCAATGGTTTGTGTTGCTTGAGTACCCACAACATTGTCACCACTAACTGCAGCACTAAGTTGAGATAGAGTTGTTACTAGAGTATTGTTACTTAAGTTAATAGTTTTGTTTGTAAGGGTTTGTACACCAGTTCTTGTAGCAATGTGATCACTGTCGATGGAAATAGTCGCAGCAAGTGCATGTGCAGGAGCGGTCACATCTAATCCTGCTGCACCTGTTAGCGTTTTAACATAGTTACCGCTAGTACCTGAATCTAGTAATATTGTTGTTGTGCCAATAATAGACACGATCCCTGCAGAGTCTACAGGACTTTCACTAAATGAAGTGCCTAAAAAATCACTAAGTTTTTGTACCATCTTTACACTTTCTTATGGTTATGCTTGGGCTTCGCCCCATCTTAACTGAATAGTTCCTTTCACATCACCTGATTTAACGAAAGCATTGATAGCCAAAACATCTGGACCATCTGGATATTTATAGTCACCGCCCAAAGGTGCGCCTGATAGTTCTTTCAAACCGCCTAGTTCTAGAATGGTTGTAAGAGCATCCGCTCTACATGCATTACATACAAAGGCGAAGATTCTTTCGCCAGGTAATGCGTAAGTTCCTGATGACCAAGTAATATCATCTTTCTCTGCAACTTGAGCAAATGATGGTTGTCCACCATCGTTCACAGCATTCAATGATTTCCAACTAGCATCAGAGAAATTTCTTGGGTTAATGATACCCTGAACAACCACCTCACCTGATGAAGACGAACCACGTGACAATCCAACTGCACACTGCTGTAGAAGAAGCTGTGATCTATTGAGAAGTTCTTTTGCACCTAATCGACCAACAGAAGAGTTAGACACTGAAGGAGCTAGTCTCAAACAGAATGATGTGATTGGAGTTGTACCAATCTTATCACCACTTGTATTGTGTGAGTTTGAGTAGTTAAAGATATAACCTCTATCGAAGTCAAACCCGCCATCCATCACTAGGGCAGAACCCCAATGTGATAGTGTTGGGGAACAAGTGTTGGAAATCTCAATAATACCTGTGTTACTACTATGTCCTACCGCCCCACCTGCAGTAAGGTTATTTGTAGTACCTTGAAGATATTGTGATAGAGTAGCTGATCTTGTGCAACCTGTAAAGTTACCTGCACCATCTGTAACGCTTCTACCTGTATATGTAATGATTTCATTGTCAATCATTAATGTACCAGTGTCATCAAACTCTTGTAAGTTTGCCCCGGGAATACTTGTAGCATTACTATCAATAGTATTGGTGAGGAAAGTAATAGGCGAATCATTCTCAATAGAATATCTAACAGGAAGGTTACCAGATCTCATGTAAGCTTCGTTATTGACGTTGTTGTTCTTCATTCTGTGGATGTATAACCATCTACCATCATCACCCCTAACCATGAAGTGAATGAATCCTGCACCATACCATGAATATTCAATACCAATCATTTGCATCTTACCGAAATCCCAATGGTATCCTGAACCACCACTGCCATCAGCTTTATCCATATTCCACTTAGATTGTGGTATTCTAGTTTCAGTAATTTTCTGGGATCTTACTCCTCCTTGAGTTATTCCTCTATAATCAGGGGTAATAAACATAGAGGTGTTACTAACAACCTGTGTAACAAAGTGTGTCATACCTCTAATGGTAATACGTGAACCTGCACGAACTTGCTCACTAAATCTAGTGTTAGCACCAGTTATTGAGTTACTGTTTTGGGTAACAGTCATAGTTCCTGAAATGTTGTCTGTAGATGATCTCTTAACACAGAACATTTGATTACCATCATATTCAAAGAAGATGCCGTTTTGATCGTCAAACATACCTGCACGAACAGCAGCGCCTACCCAACCTTTTACATACACTTTACACACTTCGTTTAGTACTGCTGTCGTATCTCCTAAAACAGACTTTGCAGCAACAGTAAATGTGTAATCGTCTACGATAGATGCAACTACATAATCATCTTCATATCCTGAAGTTGTAATACCATCTAGATTAATATCTGCACCTGATTGAAGACCGTGATCAATATCGTCTGTTCTTACTGTTATAACAGAACCTACTGATGTACCTGCTGCAGTAATACTTTGTATATCATAGTTTGGCGCAAACAGTGTACCAGATGACCAAAGAAACCCCTTACCTGATTGATATCTAAAAAACCTCTTAGACTGCCTGATAACAGCAGCAGCATATGTTGGAGTTTTTGTTGAAAGGATAACTCCACCATCAGAAGGTCTGTGTAAAATAGTTGCGTTAGAAACTGCATATAGCGTAATATTTGAAGGACTTCCTACAGCAGCACCAGATCTTGCAGTATAGGTTAAGCTATTAAGACTTGGTGTTGACTTAACAACAAATGGACCCGTAGCTTCTTCTTTATTTGTTCCACCTGAAACTGTAGCATGAATAGGACACCCCGGTATTAATCCATGAGGATTGGTAAAGTTAAGAGTAATCACACTTGGATCTGCGCCATTAGAAGTTGCTGATGCGACAGGAATAGATGAGTTTGCATACACTCCACCCTTCCTACCAATAGTCTCTTCTGTCTTTAAAGATTGTCCACTTGAAGTACCAACAGTACCTCGTGCAAAATATTTGATTGTTGTACTGTTGGGTTGTTGGTCAATAATAAAGCTACCATCAGCACGTGAAAATCCTGCTGTACCTGCATCTAATCCTGATACGTTGATAACATCTCCAACTAGTAGATCATGTGCTGCAGTAAATACGATTGTGATCAAACTGTTCGAACTGCTTGCAGTTTGATAATCTGTAGTAATAGTATTGACTGTGAGGTCAACCCCTGGTTCATCATACGTAGATGGATATCCCTTAATAGTACCATACCCTGCCCACTTAGTAGGCTGCAAACCATATTCAAAGTCAGCATCGATCATTGACTCTGGTGTTGATACACGCATTCTTTCGATTGCATCTGTACCAAACTGCCAAGGTCTCATGGTCTGACCATATTCTACTTGAGGCTCTGCAAAGATTTGTAGAACGTCTGAGGCACTCATAGAAGATGTATCTGCAGCTAAAGTAATAGTAGTGTATCCACTATGTAAAGTATCTACAGTAGGAAACGCTGCAGTAGTTCCCTTTGCAAATACTGCTGTTGTTCCTGCAAATGACGCATCGCCAAAGTTGTAAATGATAACATTATCTGTTACATTTGTGATCAAAAGAAGTTTATCAAGATCATATCTGCAAGGTACTTGGACAGTACCAACACCTGCGTTGCCGGGTGTGAAAACGTAATCTCTTACTAGTTGTTTCGCCATTTTATTTTCCTATCCTAACGCCACTGCGAATGCTATAGATTGTGCCTGTGAAGCAAATGTTGCAACATCTGCTGAATCGCCTTTATCACCCTTTTGACCCCTCTGACCAATAGATGAGTATAGCTGCCAGTTATTATTTATATGTATTAACTCAATGATAGATTGACCTAGATCAAGTTCAAAGTTTTCTGAGTAACCTTCAATGGTCTCACCATTTCTGTTGAGGATGACAGAGTTTCCTGTCCAGTTTCCAACATCAATAAGTCTAACGTAATCTCCTGTTGTGGGATTGGCAGGTAGTGTGACTGTAACTACACCGCCTGAAGTATCGATTGCATATCTTCCTGCAGACACTGCAGTAAAATCTGATGAGTAAACTGTGTAGTCTGTTGAGAAAACTCTGAAGTCTGAGTCAAATCCTAAGTACGAACCTCTAAGTTTACCAAAGTTCCAAGTTCCAAGTTCAAAAGAAGGATCATTAATATTGATAACTTGTGCAGCAGGACTAGAGTCAAGATTATCTTGTATTAGGTTTGTGAATGTATACCATTCACCATTTGTAGCATCTCTAAAGAAACCCGCTCTTCTAATATCAGGTGCTCCTGCAGAATCTCTATATCTACCAACAACACCAATATCTACAGTATTTGAATTGTTTGAATCTGCAAGTTTGATCAGTGCATTGGTAACCCTAAGGTCAGTTGTTTCGTTTAGAATGTAATCGCCACCAACTGTCAAGTCTCCTGATATCGTAGCATCAGTTGAAACATTTAATGCATTAAAAGTAACTGTCGAACTTGTACTAACATCTTGACCAATGGCAATAGAGCCACTAGTAATAGTAACACCAGTTCCACCAGTGAAATGCGCCCTTACTTCAGCCGCACTTGGCCCCTGATACGATATTACCCCTGTAGAAGCATTATATGATAAACTACCATCACCACCACCATCGTTGACAGAGATAGCATTCTTAGCGTCACTATCGGCTCTTGCTGTGGTATAATAGAGATTGGTTCCTTCAGATACGTCTGTGGTTAGAATAGAAGCATTAATATATGCA